CGGGGCGCGGCATCTGCTACAGGCACTCAGGGCGCGGCATCTGCTACAGGCACTCAGGGCGCGGCATCTGCTACAGGCACAGAAAGCGTTGCTGCTGCGCTCGGCATTAATAGTAAAGCTAAAGGCGCTTTAGGATGCTGGATTGTGATTGCAGAATGGGAAAGCGACGAGAAATTTAACTGGAATCGTAAAGATGTGCAGTGCTTTAAAGTTGACGGTGAAAACATCAAGTCCGATACCTGGTACAAGCTGAAAAACGGCGAGCTTGTGGAGGTGTCCGAATGACCAGCTTTTGGGGCCATCAAGATAACCCCTTTCCGCCCGCAGATGATAACCGCCCCATCTGCCCTATTTGTGGTAAAAATTGCACCACCGTTTTCCGCCTTAAAAAGACTGGAGAAGTTTACGGATGCAATAAGTGCATAAGAGAGCAGGATGCCTGGGAATGGCAAAACGAACAGGAGGAACCCAATGAATTTATTTGAACAGCTTTCCGCTGCTGCGGCAGCCACAAAGGCACTTAAACAGCCCGAAGCACGGTTTTTTGCATGCAACAACAACGGCATCGTTTCCGCTTACTACCCCAACGACCTGTACGCCATCGCATCCTTTACCGGCAGCCGCGTTTATGGCACGTCGAAGAAGCGTTACGTATCCCTTAACACCCCTTATGCAGGGCTGAAAATCGAGGTTCCCATCGTCCGCCCTGTACCGCTGGAGCACACCTGCCCGGCAGAATGCTACCGCATCCACCTGACCACCCCCGACCCGGAAGGAGAAGCAATCTAATGAGCATCTATGAAACCCTGTCCAACATTCAAGTGGAACTCAAAGCCCCCAAGAATCTGTATAACAAATTTGGCAGATACTACTACCGCAACGCCGAGAGCATCCTTGAAGCGGCCAAACCTCTGTGCGCCAAATATGGCTGCACACTGACCGTCTCCGATGAAATCCAGCTGATCGGTAACCGCTATTACGTCAAGGCCACCGCCACCGTGCAGGACAAGGACGGCAGCACCGCCAGCGTCACTGCCTTCGCCCGCGAGGACGAGACCAAAAAGGGCATGGACGGCGCGCAGATCACCGGCACTGCATCCAGCTATGCCAGAAAATACGCCTTGAACGGCCTGTTCTGCATCGACGATACCAAAGATCCCGACACAAATGAATACCACAACCAGACCACAGAAGACCCCCAGGAGGTCACAGCATCGCCAGAAGTTACCGCAGCAGAACCGCAGCCTGTCACAGCAGCGCCAGAAGTTACCGCACAGGTCGTAAAGGACATGGCAACAACTGCGCTGGCAGGATATGCACAGCGAACTGGTAAGGACAAAAAGACAGTCCAAACAGAAGCAAAGACCTTTATTGGCAAGTTGTTTAAGGACTTCACAGATGATGATTGGCGCAGCGTTGCAAAGGAGTTTGAACACAGAAAATGAAGCAACAAATCTCCATCAAACAGGCCGTTGTTATCGGCAACACAATCACGCTGGAATGTTCCCCGGCTGATTGCGATAAAGTCCGCGCTGTCATCGACGAAAACAAGCCCCTTGCTGCCGTCATCGGCACGGCCTCACAAAAGCGCAGCCTGTCTGCCAACGCTTATGCTTGGACGCTCATGAATCAGCTTGCCGCCAAAATCAACCGCCCTGTACTGGACATCTACCGCGATTTGATACGCGACATCGGCGGCAGCTCTGCTATTATCACCATTTCAGCCCCCGCCGCTAAGGCGTTTAAGGTCGGCTGGGAAGCAAAAGGCGATGGCTGGCAGGTGCATAAGTTGGACGAAATGGCAACCCCGCAGGGCGCGTTCTACACCCTGCAATGCTGGTACGGTTCCAGCGTGTTTGATACATCTCAGATGCACCGCCTGATTGAGCTGATTGTGCAGGAATGCCAACAGCAGAGCATTCCCACCATGACCCCGGAAGAAATCGCAAAACTGAAAGGACTGACAGACGATGCGCCGACCGACGCACAATGAATACGGCATTCAGCTTGACCGAAACGGTTATGCGCCATCTATTATGCCAATTGATGGGTTTAAATGCTACAAATGCCAGCAATGGAAACCGACCGAGCGTCATGAAATCTTTTTTGGCAGCGGAAGCAAGTACAATGGCCGCCGCGATAAAAGCAAGCAATACGGGCTTTGGGTTCCTCTGTGTGCAGATTGCCATAGAAACGCGCCTGATGCTGTACATAACTGTGCCGCTACGCGGCTGTGGCTTGAACAAGATGGCCAACGCCATGCAATGGCCTACTATCACTGGACGGTGGCAGATTTTCGCAGCCGCTTTTACAAAAACTATCTCGATATTACGGAGGACTAATCTATGAAAGACCCATCTTGGGAAGAGGCTGAGCTTACAAACCTAAAGAAGTATTATAGCTCGTACACAAATGAAGAACTTGTCAAGATATTCCCGAACCGCACTCTCCTTGGCATTTGCAAAAAAGCCAGAAAAATAGGTTTAAAACGTTCTGCACATTCCATTAGCGCCAATCGTTCTGCTGGTCAACGTAAAAGGAATTTTAACCACGCCCCGAGATATACAGCAAAAGGCTACAAGATTATTTATGCCCCGGATTTTCACCGCGCTGACAAAAATGGGATGGTACTCGAACACATTTATATCTTTGAAAAGGAAACCGGGGTTGAAATTCCAAAAGGCTATTGCATCCATCACATTAATGGCAAAAAGGACGATAACCGAATCGAGAATTTGTGTATGCTGTCTACGTCTGCGCACACAATTCTTCACAACTCCGGTAAAAAATTCTCTGACGAAAGAAAAAGTAAGATTTCAAAGGCTGCTAAAGAGCGTTTGAAAACAAGGTTAAATCACCCGCGTTACAAAAGCGTTGATTTATCAGAGATTGACAATCTTATAAAATCTGGAGTTACCGTAACTGAGGCCTGCAAAATGGCCGGCATCGATAAAACCACATATTATCACAAAAAGAAGGTAGAAAGTTATGCTTAATGTTGTTGCTATTATCGGAAGACTCGCTGCATCGCCGGAACTCAAAACCACGAACAGCGGTAAATCCGTCTGTTCTTTCCGCATCGCCAACGATTCCGGCTATAAGGATGCCAGCGGCCAGAGCCAGACAAACTGGCTGGACGTTACTGCCTGGGGCAAAACCGCAGAGTTTGTCTGCAAATACTTCCCCAAAGGTGCGCTGATCGCCATTGATGGCCGCTTACAGACCCGCCAGTATCAGGACAAGAACGGCCAGAACCGCACAGCGACCGAAATCGTGGCCCAGAACGCGAATTTCTGCGGCAGTAAGGAAAGTACTAGCCCCACCCCGCAGAACGCTGCACAGCGCCCCGCAGCCCACTCACAGCGCACGCAGGGCGAACCCGCTGCAGACTACGCCCCGATTGACGATGACGAGGGCGACCTCCCCTTTTAATTTTTGAAAGAAAGGCAGGTGATGCACCGTGACACAATGTGATAGAATCCTTCGCCACTTAGAGAGCGGCGGCAGCTTGACCGCTGCACAGGCCATAAGCGAGTACGGCATATACCGCCTTGCCAGCCGCATCAACGATCTGAAAAAACAAGGCATCCCCATCCGTAAGCGGCAAGGAAAATCAAAAAACCGCTACGGAGAGAACGTCACATTTGCCGAGTATTACTTGGAGAAATAGAAAATGGGCAACGATGGATACATCAAACTGTACCGCCGGATGATGAAATGGGGCTGGTACACAGATACCCCGACAAAATGTGTGTTCCTGCATCTGCTTTTCCTCGCCTGCTATGAGCCTTGCTATTTTAGAGGAGTTCAGCTTGAAGCCGGGCAAACAGTCGCATCTATCCGGCAGATAGCGACAGATACCGGACTTTCTGTGAAGCAAGTTCGAACCGCAATTGAACACTTAAAACAGACACAAGAAGTGGCACAAAAATCATGTGGAAAATTCAGCGTGTACACGGTAAATAATTACACCGACTATCAGTGTATAGGCACAGAAACAGGCACGAATGAGGGCACAGCAAGGGCACAGCAAGGGCACAGCAAGGGCACACACCCTAATATAAAGAAGAATAAAGAAGATAAAGAAGTATATATGTCCACCCAAGATGCACCTGAAAATGAACCTACTTCAATGTTCGATCAGTTCTGGTATGCTTACCCGAAAAAGACAGGAAAGCTAAAAGCCCGTGAAAGCTTTGCAAAGAACGTCAAAGATACTGCTACCATGAAATCCTTGCTTGATAGCCTCGCCTACTTAAAGACTACAGAGGGCTGGAAAAAAGAGAACGGCAGCTTTATTCCGATGCCGACAACGTTCCTTAACCAGCACCGGTGGGAAGATGAGACAGCGCAGCCACCAAAGCCGAAACCTGAACCGAAAAAGCGCGTCCCTATTTTTGACCGTGAATACACGCGGGAAGATATGCTGAATGGTGCGGTTCCAATAGTTGTCGGGTGGAAAGAGGTGGACGACTGATGGACACTGTAAAAGCAGAGATGTCTGTAATCGGCATCATGCTGGAATATCCAGAAAAGCAGGACGAAGCGTTTAAGAGCCTATCCGCTCAGATGTTCAGTATAAAAGAGCTTGGCAATATTTTCCTGCTTTGCAAAGAGATGCATTCCAGAGGCCAGCAGGGCGATACCATATCGGTAATTGCTAAATGCGGCGACGATATGAAAATGCTTGCCATGCAATGTGCGGAGACGATTCTTTCCATCAGCGGCTATAACACCTACATCAACTGCATTTTAGACGGTTACCGCAAACGCTGCATGATCTCCACGATGAGCAAGCTTGTTACCAGCAATGCAGATGTAGACGAAATGTACAGCACGGTTTCAGCCATGATGCAAAAGCAGCAACGCATTATCGAGCATCAGCGCGAACGTAGCGCTAAAGATTTTGCGGATGGCATTGAGGACTTTCTGAAATGGATGAAAACGCCCAGCGATAACATCCAGACGGGGTTTTGCCAGTTGGATGCCATTACCGGCGGTCTTGCCCGCAGCGGCGTTACCGTTATTGCAGCACGCCCCGGCAAAGGCAAGTCAACGCTCGCCCTGCAGATGGCGGCACAGATTTCTCAAAACGTGCTTACCCTCTATCAATCAATGGAAATGAGCCGGGAGCAGCTATACACCGCTATCTTTTCCCGCTGGGAACAAATCGACAGCAAGCGCATTGCAAATCACGCGCTTACGCCAGAAGAAGAAACCAAGATTGCAGATGATGCCGAGTTTCTCAAAAAGCGGTACAAGCTCATTCTGGACGATTCCAGCCTGACAAGCCTTGAAGACGTAGAAGCGACCATCAAAGCACGCAAGCCGGAGGTGGTTGTCATTGACCATCTGGGGCTTGTCGCACCGCCCAACGTGAAAGAAAAGCGTAACGACGAATTAGCGGCCCTTACACGGGGCTTAAAGCAGCTGGCAATGAAATATCATATCTGCATAATCGAGCTCGTACAGGCCGCGAGAGCCGCCGATACGGAGCTTATCAAAATGAGCGATATGTTCGGTTCTGCCACCATTGAGCATGATGCCGATATGATTTTAGCTATCAACCCGGAACGGTACACCAGAGAGCGTGAACGCACAGAATCGAATCCGCCAAGCGAAAGCGACACAGTGCTGGAAATTGTCAAGAACCGGCACGGCGCTTGCGGACAGTTGGATTTCATCTGGGTTAAACCGTTTCATATGTTTTGCGAGGTAGAAAAACATGCACGATAAATTTACCGATAAAGAGTTTTGCGAAAGATTCAGCACAGTAGCTTACAATAAAGCACTTGAATTTTTGAATGAAGCACAGGAACTTATAGGTTCCGCCGATCAATTGTTTATCATATACAAGATTTACGCCGAAATGGCAGAGAGAATGAAAGAGCATGACCCGTTTTGAGATTATCGTATACTCACGCTCTACCGGCGATGTCCGGCATTCCTCTGCTAACTACCATACGCAGATGGCAGCCGAAAAGGAGCTGCAAAAGGCAGGCTTTACCCAAAACCCGCGCCTGCCGGACATATGGTACAGCGAGAAGTATTACGCCAAAGTAAAGGAGATTGTGCCGTGATACAAAAATACATAATCTCCCTGCCCCCTATCACAAAAAAAAACTCCCAGCAGATACTTACCAACCACCGCACCGGCAAGCCGTTCATCGCCCCCAGCAGGCAGTACAAGAAGTACGAACAGGCCGCTATGTGGTATCTCACCCCAAAGCCGAAAGCCCCGCTGTCAGGTCGTTACCGCGTCGCCACGGTGTTTTACATGCCGACTCGCCGCAAAGTAGACCTCACGAACTTAATGGAAGCTGCCCATGACACCCTTGTCGCCGCCAAAATCCTTGCAGACGATAATAACGCCATCATTGCCAGCGTGGACGGCTCCCGCGTGATGTACGACAAAGAAAACCCACGCACCGAAATTTTTATTGAGGAGATGCCGAACGATGAACAACCCGTGTAAAGACTGCCCAGACCGCCATGCGCACTGCCACAGCGTTTGCAATCGTTACGGCGAGTATGCGGCCATGTTTGAGAAAATCCGCGCACAGCGGCTTGCAGATGCCGCAGCGGACGCGGCAGATGCAGAGCGCGGAATTAAGATCCGCCGAGATGTCAGAAAATACGGATTATACAAAACAGGAAAGAGTTGAAAGACGTGAAAGCAAGACTACACCCTACCCCGGCATTGCAGAAAGCCGTTGACGAATATGCCGAAGAAAAAATTAAGGACATTCAATCCCGCGCCTATGAAGCGGTAATGAAAGAGCGCAACGACATTGCCACGCGGGCGACATATCTATGCCTGCTGGCCTGCTATCAGGCCGGCCTGTCGCCCAGGACCTTAGTCAGAATCCAGAATTACATGACCGGCCCGGTGGCCGACAAATACAATGAGTACCGCAACGAACAGCTTGCAGACCTTTGGGCACAGGTAACACTACAGGGCATCGGCATTGATGCCAAAAAGACGGAGGAGCCGCTATGACAGTATCTAAATTCTGCGAGAAATGCGGCAAGATGATGTGGGACGTGCAGCCCTGCAAGCGGTTCTGCGATGCTTGCATAAAAGAAAAAGCGAGGCAAAAGGCAAAGCTGAACTACGAAAAAAAGAAAGCGCAGCAGCAAGGCGTTATTTCCGCCATGCAGGCAAAGAAGCCGGATAAAAAGGCAGCACTGAAACCCCGCATCAAATCTATTGAACAATGCGTAAGAGAAGCCGCCGCGCTGGGCATCTCCTACGGCCAGTATGTGCAGCGCGGACTGGATAAGGAGTGATTATATGCCGATTAGTACTTTGATAGCAGTAATTATTTGAGGAGGTTTCTTTATGCTCAACAAAGAATTTTGCATTCCTCTTGAAGAGCTTGTTGAGGAATTGGCACAGCCTATGAGCACTACCGATATTGCAGAATTGACCATTCAGCTGCAAATCGGAAAAGACAGCAAAGATTGAATAAGGAGTGAGACTATGGACGCATTAGAGTACGAAAAGGCGCGCATTCGGATGTGCCAAACGATGATTCTCAAAAAGGGCGGGTGTGAGCCCTGCCCCCTGTACAGCGTACTAGCGCGAAAATGCGGGTTTGCCGCGAGTGTAATACCAAATCCTGATATAGATACAATAAAGAACAATGTTGACCGCGTAATTAAGTGGGCAAAAGACCACCCCGTCAAGACCCGTCAGAGTGAGTTCTTGAAGTTGTTTCCTAATGCAACAATAGATGAAGATAATGGAATTTTATGTATTAAACCTTGCACCATTGATGAAAGCATTGGATGCACAAATGGAAAAGGCTGCGACGACTGCTACCGCAAATACTGGCTCACGGAGGTAACCGACAATGGTAACGTTTATTGATGATGATGATATCGAACTAAAGCCTTGCCCGTTCTGTGGTGCCTTCCTAGAAAACGAAGCGCCCAGCACTATCTGGTGTCATCCGCAAAACAGTTGTTTGCTGAGCCTCCGTGGCATTGTTGGAGCTGACCAAATCGCTCAGTGGAATACGCGCTACGATGCAAAGGGAAAGAAGGTGCTTGACAATGACTAACATTACAACCCTGCGCCCAGGCGAACACTTCATGTTCAAGAATTTTGAGTGGGTCTGCCTTGACCCGAACCACCCTGACGGCGGCGTGCTGGCTATTATGGCAACGCCGTGGACAAAAGATGTAAAATTCTGCCCAAGTGATAAATTCACAGATGAGAAAGGAAACTGGAATAACTACCGCACCAGTAATGTACGTGAGATTCTATCTGATATGGCGAACGCTGTTTTTGAGGAAAAGAGTCTGCTGCCACATACCGTTGACCTTGTTGCCGACAACGGAGACAGAGCTTATGGCACTGTACAGGACTTTGTTTTTATCCTCACTTGTGACGAGTACCGCAAGTACCGTGAGTTCATCCCGCACTACGACAGATGGATTTGGACTGCCACACCGTGGTATTGCGGTGACATAGATTCCGAAACGGGCCACGTTTACAGCGTTCGCAGTGTGGGCACTGTGGGACAGTTGAACGACTTCTTGGCGTACTACGGTTATTCCGTCGCCCCTGCCTGTGTTCTAAATCCGAAATTTCTCAATCTGCGCCAGAGCATGGCCTATGTAGAGGAGGTATCAGAATGACGAAAAAGAAAGCTATCAAAACGATTATGGCTGTTACCCACTATGGAAATAGAATCTGGGCGAATAAGTTGTTTGACTATGTAAAAAAACAAATGATGGAAAACTCAAGCAATGTCGATATCTGCTATCGCACGCTTTGCATGATTTATAATACTACGGTGTCAGAACAAAACCAGAAAAATGCGATTGCCGGTTTACGGTCGTGGCTTATGGGAAAACAATTCCGAGACCGCTATGGTAAAGACATCGGCGGGAAGCTCCTTGCAGACGTGGAGGTATCCGAATGACTATCCTAGCAAATATCATCGGCGCTGCAGCGCTTGCCGCCATGTTTGTTGTATTCTACGCTCTGGGCGTATCCGCTGGCCGCGAAGCAACGCAACAGCGGAAAGAAGATATTAGCATGGAGCATACACACGGAGGTAATGACGGTGAATAAGTCTTGCGAAAACTGCCAATATTGTGACGATTTTGACCACGTTTGCTTAAATGGGAAAAGCCCAAATGCTTTTGAGTTTACATTTGACACAAAACTATGTAATCAATGGAAGGGAAAAGACAATGCGGCTAATTGATGCAGATGAATTATGCGAGTATTGGCTCTATAACGGTCTGAACGAGAGGATATACGATACAAACGATGTGCTTGAAAGTATTGATGAGCAGCCAGACGTTGACCCCTAATCCCTGCGACCTACGGCGCATTGGATAAACCGAGGATATGTTTGCGGAGAAAACGCATACGAGTGTTCCGCTTGCCACCAAACAGAGTGGAGAACAAGCGCAAGCCGTATGAAGTATTGCATGTTTTGCGGCGCAAGGATGGTGAACACAGATGAAAAGCATTGTACTTGATGGAGATAAGATTGCTGAAGCTATCAAAAAGGCAAAAGATAAAATGATAAATGGAGAATATGACAACAATGATTTGATTTTGCGCGGCGATGCGTTAAAAGCAATCAGACAGAGGTGCATTAGCGAGCATTTGCCTTTTAAATCAAATACGCCAGTTGGCGCGCGGGTTTTTGATGCTCTTGCTGCTGTATATCAGGTTAAACCATATAAAGAGGAGTCTAAAACGATCGTTTGGCACGATGCGCAGAATGACCCGCCCAAAGAAAACGGAGAATACCTGTGTTACTACGAATACTTCCGTTATGGCAACTACTACTGCATGTACCGTACAATTGATCGTGGATATTTTTTCAATGGTCAATGGGGCGGTGAGCCTACGCGTGGAACTAGCACAAAAGTCCTCAAATGGACAGAACTGCCGCTCCCCGAACCCCTGGATGTGACCACATGACAAAACAGCAACTAGTTGACGAATACGCCCGAGAACATCTTTGCGCGACATGCGAGTGGAAGAATGGCAATATTTGCACGCTGCCGCGCTGCATGAAAGTGGAAGAAAGGAGATACAATGACCCGAGAAGAATTCAACCAAAAGAAAACGTGGCTATGGAGATACCAACGCAGCAGGAATCATGAACGGCAGCTGCGCCAGCAGATACAGAGCGAACGTGAACGAGCAGCAGCGACAACTAAAGCATTATCCCCCGTTGTGGTGTCTGCTGGCGGTAAAAATAAAATCGAGGATGCCGTTTGCAGAATCATGGAGCGTCAAGAAGCTCTATACAAGCAGATTATTGACACCGAGATGCAAAGGGAAGAAATTGAAACCGTAATAAACTCTGTGCAAGACCAAATGCAGCGGGACGTTTTGCGGGAGCGGTATATTGTCGGCACACCGTATTGGTGGAAAATTGCGATAAATCTAAATATTTCCGAGCGATGGGCAAAAAAATTACACCGCGCTGCAATTGAAAATCTGTGCACTCCAGTTCACTTTTAATCTGTTATTATAGATATGCTGGATGATGTAGGAACGGGACAGCCTACGACATTGCTAAAACCTCTTTTCTTTATTGTTTCAATTCTCCTATTCTTATAGCTGGCAGCCCGGAAAGACGGGCATTTTATATGCCGCATAGCCAATCGCAAGATAAGGGCGCTACGCTTAGAAGCGACCGCGTAGAAATGGTGTGAGACCTATGTGCGGCTCCAAGGCCATGCAATGGGTCTGTCCTATCCGTAAGGGACGAAACTTTTCCCCGCATCTGCTGGCGGGTAAGTTCAGCAGAACCGTGCCGGGTCAAGGCTGGCGCTGCTGGCTTCTGCAACAAGAGTCGTTCCTGAGCGGCGCTATTTTATATGCTGCATAGCCAGCCGCAAACTTGGCCTGACAAGTCAATACGGCAAGGGCGCTGCGTTCCGCAAGCTACGGCGTGGCAAAGGTGCAAGACCTATGTGCAGTACCAGAGGTCGGGTAGCGCCCGAACGATGTGAGCGTGTATGGCATACCTCACCCAGAATAAAAATGCCTGCTGAAAACTATCGGAATGGATGGTACGTAACGTCTGTTCGTGAAAGAGACCATGACTCTCAAGTAGACGATAGATAATCTAAGCGGGAAGCCTACCATGCTGGATTAACTCAACTGGTAGAGTATCTGTTTTGTAATCAGACGGTTCGGGGTTCAAGTCCTCGATTCAGCACCAATGCCGATGATACGGGTAAAGGTAGCAGGGCCGGACGCGGCAATTGTGTTCCCCGTTAGGCAACCGCCACGAGCCTACTGACAGTGCGTAACATGTGGCGGATTCTGCAATACAGGGTGGCTCTCTGCCGTGGAAGTCGGCCAACTTTAGCTGAAACATTGCTATGGATTGCCAAGCCAAACAGGTTCATGCCGATATGCCCCGCTAAAGAAACTTGCAGGGCAGAGCGCATGAGCCTTATATGCCAACATAGCTTAACTGGTAAAGCCGGGCCTCATGACAGCATAGCTGCGGGTTTAGTTGCGGGTTCAAATCCTGCTGTTGGCGAAAGCTGGGTCGCTCCCACCGGTGAAAGCCCGGCGCAGGCAAAACGCGATAGCTAACCTGAACGCTATAAGCAAAGCGGCAAGCCGATACGGAGCGCGGAGCGATGGCAAGACGCAACGGGACTGTGAGAGCCTGAAAACTTTTGCCCGCACAGTGAAGTGCGAAACCAAACTTCAACCGCGAATCGGTGCGCGGGTATAAATGCCGCCGGATGCCGCAAGCCCGGGCGGGGTACAAATGCAGGGAATCAAAAAGCGCGTGGACAGCAGGCACGTTAAATTCTGACTGTACAAAAGCGTTGCGGATTTGCTCACCGCAACGGGTGAGACCGGCACAGCATAAACCGGTAGGGCGGGAACGCGCTTTTCCTCCGGCGCAAAGGGGTTCTGGGGGATATAAGCCTACACAAATTGTGTGGGCTTTTTGTGTTGTAAAGCGAGGTGATAAAGTGGCATCAAGAAAAAATCCGGGTGGCGCACCACCTAAATACAGAAGCGTAAAGGCAATGCAAGAAAAGATCGATGTCTACTTTGAAGCCTGCAAAGGGAAGCCGTTCTTAGACGATAACGGTGAACCGATGCGAAATAAAAACGGCTATATCATCTATGACGATAAAAAGCCGCCTACTGTGACAGGATTGGCGCTTGCACTTGGATTCACATCAAGGCAAGCGCTTTTGAATTACCAAAACAAACCAGAGTTCGTTGACACGATTACGCGCGCAAAGACCATTTGTGAACAGTACGCCGAAGAAAGATTGTACGACAAAGACGGCTCCGGCGGCGCACAGTTCAGCTTGCGGGCAAATTTTGGATGGCAGGATAAGCCAGAACAACAGCAGGATAGCGAGGTGCAAATCATAGATGACTTGTAAGCTATCCGGGATTGTTTCTCCTTGTTTCGCCGAAGTTCACCGCGAAATCAAGGCGGGCAATGTAAAAGAGCTTGTCGCAAAGGGCGGGCGCGGCAGTACAAAATCCAGCTATATTAGCATAGAGCTAATTTTGCAGCTTATAAAGCATCCGCAATGCCACGCAGCAGTGTTCCGCAAGGTCGGCAACACACTGCGCACAAGCGTTTATGCGCAGATTGTATGGGCAATCAATGAGCTTGGTTTGCGCGACCGTTTTCGCTGCACGGTCAGCCCGATGGAATGCACCTATTTGCCAACTGGGCAAAAGGTGCTTTTTTTTGGCATGGACGACCCAGGCAAAGTAAAGTCAATCAAGATGCCGTTTGGATACATCGGCATCGCATGGTTTGAGGAGCTAGATCAGTTCGACGGTGAAGAGCAAATCCGAAATGTGGAGCAATCCTGCATGCGCGGCGGTGACTGGTTCATCACGTTCAAGAGCTTCAACCCACCTGCAATGGCGCGGAACTGGGCGAACGGCTACGCGCTGAAAGCACGCAACGGAAAGCTGATACATCATTCCACCTACAAAACAACGCCCGCAGAATGGCTCGGAGAGCGGTTCCTGGCAGATGCGGAATACTTGGAACGCACAAACGAAACGGCCTACCGACACGAGTATCTGGGCGAGGTTGTCGGTAGCGGCACGGCGGTATTTGAGAATCTGCGCATTGAACCAATCACAGATGAACAGGTGCAGACCTTCGACCGCATCAAGCGCGGCGTGGACTGGGGCTGGTACCCTGACCCGTGGACATACAATGCTATGCACTATGACGCGGCACGTCGAACACTGTACATCTTTGATGAACTGACACGGCGCAGAACCAGCAACCGAGACACCGCGCAGCTGCTTTTGGATAGAGGGCTGACGCGCGAGGACAAAGTCTGCGCGGATAGTGCTGAGCCGAAATCTATTGCGGACTATAACAAGTACGGAGTAAAGACATTCCCCGCCCGCAAGGGGCCGAAATCGGTTCGATACGGCACAAAGTGGCTGCAAATGCTGGAAGCTATTGTCATTGACCCAGAACGTTGCCCGGACACAGCAAAGGAATTCAGCGAGTACGAGTACGAGCGAGACAGCAAGACGGGGGAAGTGCTGGAAGGCTACCCGGATTTGAACAACCATCACATTGACGCAGTGCGTTATGGGATGGAAAGCACAGCGAACAAAGCCGGAGACAATACGGCAATGAAGTATCAAAGCATTTACAGATAGGCGGTGAGGGAAAATCAGAACATATCAAGACTTTGTGGCGGTCGGTGAAGATGAACGTTCCCGCATGGGGTTTGTGTTTGACACCATCAACGATTTTAAAGGCCAGAAAAAGACGCGGGACATGCTGGATGCAAAGCTGTACTATTGGGGCGAAAATCCCACAATCAACCGCTACGAAAAAATGGTGTACGACCTTGAAGGGAAAGCGCATCCCGATATGTACACAGCAAACCACAAGATTGCCAGCAAGTTTTTTGGATTTGTTGTAGACCAGGAAGTTTCTTACCTGCTGGGCAACGGCGTTGCGTTTAACAAGGACGCCACAAAAAAGGCGCTTGGCGCCACGTTTGATGAAGATATTATGGATGCTGCCCGCCATGCGTTGATTGGTGGGCAGTCTTTTGTATTCTGGAATCTTGACCATATTCAGGTGTTCGCGCCGGAGCAGTTTGTGCCGTTATACGATGAAGAAGACGGCGCGCTAAAAGCTGGAATCAGGTTCTGGCAGATTGACCCGGACAAGCCGCTGCGGGCAACTCTGTACGAGATGGACGGTTACACTAACTACATCAAGCCGCGCAACGGTGAAGTGCGCAGTTTGAACGGGAAACTGCCGTACAAGCTGAAAGTGCGGTACTCGGAGATTGACGGCACAGAGATTTATGACGGCGAGAATTATCCCGGGTTTCCCATTATCCCGCTGAAAAACGGTGAACAAGCACGCAGCGAACTGTGCGGCAGGAAAAACACCGTTGACGCGCTCGACCTTGCCAGCAGCAACATGGTAAACAATGTGGATGAGGGCAACCTGATCTATTGGGTGCTTACAAACTGCGGCGGTATGGATGAAATTGACGATGCAAAGTTTGTGGAGCGACTTAAAACCACCCACGTTGCCCATGCAGATGGCGACGAGGGCGCGAAGGCCACGCCACAGAGCATTGAAGCACCGTTCCAGGGCACGCAAGCAACCATTGACATGCTGACCAAAAAGCTGTACACGGATTTTCAAGCGTTTGACGCATCTGCCGTGAGCGCTGGAAACCAGACGGCAACGGCTATCAAGGCCAGTTATGTGCCACTTGACCTGAAAACGGATAAGTTTGAAAGCTGGGTCTCGCGCTGCATCAAGGGCGTTTTGGCAATTGCCGGGCTTGATGATGAACCAACTTACACGCGCAACCAGATTATCAATAAGCAGGAAGAAGCGCAGACTGTGCTGCTCGGCGCAGAATACTACGACGCTGAGTACACAACCAGAAAACTTCTGACCATTAACGGCGATGCAGACCAGTACGATGAATTGATGAAGCGAAAGGCGGCAGAGGAGCTTGACCGCACGATTAACAATCCGCAGCCTAACGAACCGCAGAACCAGCCGGGAGAAGGACTGAACGGCAATGGCGAGACCTGATTACGCTCACAAAATGACAGATGCGCAGCTTGCCAAGCTGGAACAGCGCATCGCCAAGATATATAAGCAAGCTGCCGATGAGTTGAGCGAAACCATTACCGCGTATTTCAAGCAATTCGAGAAGCGCGATGCTGATATGCTGGAAAAGGTCAAAAACGGAACGGTTTCAGAGCAGCAATACAAGCAATGGCGGCTTACACAGATTGGACGCGGAAATCGCTTTATAGCACTCCGCGACAAAGTGGCAGAACGGTATACAAACGCCAACGAGGTTGCAATAGCATATATAAACGATGCCACACCTGGCATTTATACGCTCAACCGCAATTATAGTGCGTATACCATTGAGCAAGTCAGCAGCAGCGCGGACTTTACGCTGTTTGATGAGCAGACAGTCAAGCGGCTGGCGATGGAACAGCCGGATTTGATGCCCTATTATCCAAAAGACAGGGCGCTGAAGCGCGGTATAGATCTTGCGTATGGCAAACAGCAGATTACTGCCAACGTGACAAGCGGCATCTTGCAGGGCAAGAGCATTTACAGGCTGGCAGATGACTTGCAAAAAAGCATCCGCGATATGAACCGCACAAGCGCTGTAAGAACGGCGCGAACGGCGGTCACAGGGGCGCAGAACGCTGGCAGAATGGACGCATACACAGCAGCCGAGAAGATGGGCATACATGTGCGGAAACAATGGCTTGCAACGCTGGATAACCGCACCAGACACGCGCACGCGATGCTGGACGGTCAGACAGTTGACAATGACAAGCCGTTTAAAGTAGACGGCTATGAGATTATGTTTCCAGGCGATGCAAGTGCACCCGGCTACTTGGTGTATAACTGCCGATGCACGCTTGTTCCCGCACTGGATGGCATCGAAAGCAGTTCAAGACGCGCCAGAGACCCAAAAACCGGCGAATGGGTGCTTGTTGATGATATGACATATAAGGAATGGGCTGGGTGGAAGAATGCAAATCACCCTTGAAGACCACAGCGATGAAGTCCTTGCTGCAATGGAATCCGCTTGCCTAAAGGCATTGGAAACCTGCGGGCTTGCTGGCGAGAGGTATGCAAAAAAGCTATGCCCCGTGGACACAGGCGACCTGCGCGACAGCATTACACATACTGTCAGCGACGGCGAAAAAGCTGCATATGTCGGCACAAATAGCGAATACGGCGTATACGTGGAGTGCGGCACTGGCATTTATTATGAAGGCGAAGGCGGTAGGCATACAGCGTGGACGTATAAAGACCATAAGGGAAATTATCACCTTGTTCATGGACAACGCGCCAAGCCGTATATCAAACCTGCAGTGGCAGACCATGCCGCGCAGTACACAAGAATTATCGAACAAGAGCTGAAAGGCAAATAAGCCTCTCGGCTCTTTTTATTAGCATCTACCGCACTTGCGGCAGGTGCTATTTTTATACGCAAAAACGGCGAAGAACTGCCGTTTTGAATAAAACGCGAATGTCGAAGAACTGACACCGAAGAAAAGGAGCGAAAACATTGGCTATTACTCGCAAGCTGCTGAAAGGTATGGGGCTGACTGAAGAGCAGCAGGACACGATTATTGAAGCCCACACTGACACCGTAAACGGTTTGAAAGCGGACGTTGACCGCTATAAAGCTGATGCGGAAAAACTTCCCGGCGTTCAAAAGGAACTGGACGACCTGAAAGGAAAGGGCGATGACGGTTACAAGGAAAAGTATGAATCCGAGCACAAGGCTTTTGAGGATTACAAAACAAGCGTGGCCGCCGAAAAGACTACTGCTGCCAAAGAAAAGGCATTGGAGACCGCCCTGAAAAAAGTCGGCATTGCCGACAAACGCTTGCAGTCTGTTGCCAGACTTTGCAAAGGCGATGGTCTGCTGGACAAGCTGGAACTGGACGATAAAGGCGCTATCAAGGATTCTGACAAGCTGGAAACCAGCCTGAAAGAATCTTACAGCGACTACATCGTTACTACCAGCACGCAGGGCGCAAACACACCGAATCCGCCCGCAGGCAATAGCGGCGCAGGCGCAGGCTCTATTGATGCAGCAGCATTTGCAAAGATGGGCTATGCCGACCGCTTGAAGCTCAAAAAAACTGACCCTGACCAGTACAATACACTGGTCAATGGAACCGACAAAGGAGATTAACACATGGCAGATACTATTTTGACCAAACTCGCAGACCTGATCGACCCGGAAGTCATGGCCGATATGATTTCGGCTAAAATCCCTGACAAAATCCGCGTTGCACCTTTTGCAAAGGTGGATGACACCCTTGCTGGCGTTCCCGGCGATACTATCACTGTGCCGTCTTACGGTTACATTGGTGACGCGGAGGACGTTGCAGAGGGCGTTGACGTTGACATCGACAAGATGAGCACGAAGGACAAGAAGTACAAAATCAAGAAGGCTATGAAGGGCGTTGGCCTGACCGATGAAGCTGTGCTGTCCGGCTACGGCAACCCTGTTGGCGAAGCCAATGCGCAGCTGGCTCTGTCTATCGCCGCTAAAATCGACAATGACTGCATGGAAGCCTTGCAGGGCGCTACGCTGGTGTACGACGGCACTGCTGCCGCTATCAAGTACAGCGGCGTTGTGGACGCTATCGACGTGTTCAACGAGGAGATCAACAGCGACAAGGTCATGTTCATCAACCCCAAACAGATGGCGACACTGCGCAAGGATGCTGATTTTATCAGCGCTGACAAGTATCAGGCTGGCGTTGCTGTCACCGGCGAAATCGGCAAGATCGCCAACACACGCGTTGTGGCATCTCGCAAGGTTCCTTCTATCGAGTACGAGAAGGACAATAGCACCGGCACCATTGAGATTGTCGCTGATTCTACCACCGAAACCGCCACCAAAAAGCATCTGGCGACCATCCAGCCGCATTGCGCTACTGCACTGATTGTCGGCGATAAGGTCAAGGCCGCTGCTGCCGCCTACTACGCTTGCCCCATCGTCAAGCTGAACGAGGACAGCGAGACCGAGGACGATGTGCCCGCCCTGACCATCTACCGCAAGCGCAATATCAACGTGGAGACCGAGCGCAAGCCGCGTAACCGATCTACCGAGATCACCGCTGACGAATTTTACGTTGCGGCTCTGACCAACGAAGCCAAAGTTGTGCTGGCAAAGTTCAAAAAGTAATAAGGAGGCAGCGGAATGCTTGAAGAATTGATGCGAGAGTGTAGAAACTGGTTTGTTGCGCCGAATGGCGTGCATCTGGGCACTTTTACCGTCAAGGAAGGCAGCATTACGCTGCCTTTTCTTGTTTATGGGCAATATTTCCGCATCGTTGGCAGCGTTTTTAACGACGGCGTTTACGAGTATGGCAACGTTTATCTGCAGGACGAAACATTTGATGGCTCTATCTGGGCTTTAAGTGTTCCGCCTGCATTTATAAAGCTTTCCGAAGAAATCAAAAGCTGGCGCGACCAGTACGAGAACACCGCAAACAGCCCTTTTCAGAGCGAATCGTTTGCGGGGTATAGTTACACCCTAAAAAGCGACGGCGCGCAGGGCGGCTCTGCTAATGGCTGGCGCAGCGCATTTTCTACCCGGCTGAATAAGTGGAGGAAACTGTAATGGTAGCAAATAGACCCGGCGTTGATGTTACGGTAAATCTTAGCATGAACATCGACAAATGTACGGCTGAGGGTTGCTTGAAAATCGTTGAAATGTACGTAAACGCAAACAATGCCCGCGTTATTGCCGATAGAGAGCCAAACGGTGATGTGAGGTATCATTATGAGTTTGCTTGATGATTTCGGCGCAAAATGCGTCCTGCTGGACAGAAAGCGCACACCAGACGGCGAGGGCGGCTTTACTACTGTATGGGCAGACGGCATTGCATTTTTGAATTATTCCGCGTTGGATAATTCGATGCAAGCCCGTGTGGCCGAAGCGCAGGGCGTTAACAGCGTGTATACCGTGCTTGTGAAGAAAGATATCCCTATTGAGTATGGGGACTTTTACAGGGACTTGCAGACAGGCGCAACTTACCGTGTTACGAGCCGCCCGGAAGAAAAGCAAGCCCCTAAAAGCGCATCGACTATGCTGAGTGAACTTAAATCGTTTACAGCCGAAAGAAAGGAGCTGCCGCAATGACGAAAGGTGCAACGTTACAGCAGTTCTTTTCGCAGTTTCTTACCGCGTATGCGGCAACGTCTGTCCCGGAAGATGTGATATTCCCCTATCTTACGTATGATGCGGTTTTTGATGCGTGGGGCGGCGAGCCTGTCTCTCTGACTGTGAATCTGTGGTTTTACACGGAATCGGAAGCAGTGCCAAATGCCAAAGCGGATGAGATTTCCAAAGCGCTTGAAGGCGGCGCGGTGCTCGATATGGGAAATGGTGAGTACATCGTGCTACATCGAGGCTCGCCCTGGTGCCAAGCGCTACGAGACGAAACAAACAACAATGTGAAACGGCGGTATCTGAATGTTACCGCCGATTATTTATGCCATTTTTGAGGTGATAGAATGAGCAAATTTACCGTAATCCCTAAGGATACGTTCAGCGGTATGCAGTTGGACGCTGGCGTGCTGCTGAAAACATTTAATCCTACATCAGTGGCAGCCCCGCAGGATACTGATATTATCTGCGCCACTACCGGCGGCATCAATCCCACTTGCGTGCCGACCTATAGCGATCTGGGCGAGGACGTAGACAACTGCCCTGTCAACATGAAGGAATTGAAGCATCTGGATGGATGGGAGTGCAAGATGTCCTTTACCGCACTGGGCACTTCCGCTGATAACATCCGCCTTGCACTGGGCGCTGCTGACGTTGCTACCAACAAGATTACGCCGCGCCGCGATCTGAAGCAGAGCGATTTCAGCGACATTTGGTGGGTTGGTGACCGTGCAGACGGCGGTTGTGTAGCCATTCAGTTGAAGAACGCGCTTTCTACCGGCGGATTCAGCCTGCAGACCACTAAGAGCGGCAAGGGCAAGATATCTTGTGAGCTGACAGGCCATGTATCTATTGACGCACAGGACGAAATGCCGATGATCTTCTATAGTATCGATAAACAGGAGTAAAAAAATGAAAATTCTTTCTGCTATGACAACCGACGAAGCGTGCGACGCCATGTGCATTGCAGCACCGGCACTGCAGGCAATGGCTGACGACGAAAATCTTGCAAAGGAAATGCAGGTTGTTCTTCCTGCTGGCGATCACAGTAGGATGGACATTTACCGCTTTGGGATTTCCCGCATCGCGGTATTTGTGCCCATCGTGCTGAAAGAACACCGTGCAGACCTGTATACGGTGCTATCCCCGTTTAATGGCGTTCCCGCTGATGAGTGCGGCAAGCAGCCATTGATGGAAACGCTGGAACAGGTTAAAGCCCTGCTGAACGACAAGGATTTTGTCGATTTTTTCAAATCTGTATTCGGTATGGGGCAGAAAGAGTAATTAGAGCTCTGATTGCTATGCCGAAACTGAGCGCCAAAGCGCTTGTGTCGGCGTTACCGTATCGAATAAAGCAGGACTTAGAAGAACTGCATTATAAAGTTTATATGTCGGACTTGGCACTTGCGATGGCAAAGCGAGTGATTCAGCCAGCGGAAAAACCTCCGCGCTATTGGGACATCATAAACCCGAAACCGGAAGAAACTAGGACGGCAGATGAAGTAATAGCGCACATAAAGAATAAAATTCGGGAGGTGAGTTAAAATAGACGCATTTAACCTTTTTGCAAAAATCAGCCTCAATACAGAAGAATATGAGAAGCAGCTCGGAGAAGCAAAATCCGGCGCGAAGGGACTTGCAGGTGCTTTTGAAAAATCCGGCTCTATGTTATCAAAAATTGGAAGCGGTATGGAGACGGTTGCAAAGGGCGCTGTAAAAATAACGGCTGGAACCGTAACTGCAGTCGGCGGAGCCATTTCGGCACTTACAGGGTTTGCTATAAACGGCTATGCCGAATGTGAGCAGCTTGTTGGTGGCGTTGAAACACTGTATAAAACAAGCGCAGACACCGTACAAAAGTATGCGGCAGATGCGTACAAAACAGCTGGATTGTCTGCCAATGATTATATGGAGACGGCGACATCGTTTGCAGCTGCGCTTGTAAACAGCCTTGGCGGCGATACGGCAAAAGCTGCCGATATGGCAAACACCGCTATTACTGATATGGCCGATAACTCAAATAAAATGGGTACGGCGATGTCTTCTATCCAAGATGCGTATAACGGTTTTGCCAAGCAAAATTATACGATGCTTGATAACCTTAAGCTCGGCTATGGCGGCACAAAGACAGAAATGCAGCGCTTACTTGATGATGCAAACAAACTGAACGCGGCACAGGGGAACTACACAAAATACAGCATTGACAGCTATTCTGATATTGTTAGCGCTATCCATGACGTGCAAAACGAAATGGGCATTACTGGTACAACCGCTAAGGAAGCATCAACAACAATCCAAGGGAGTGTAAATGCTACAAAATCCGCGTGGTCAAACCTTGTAACTGGAATTGCCGATGATAATGCCGATTTTGATAAGCTTATCAGCAACTTTGTTGATAGCGCAAGTACAGCGGCAAGTAACATCATCCCTCGCATAGAAGTCGCCCTGAATGGCGCCGCTAAGCTGATAGAGAGCCTTGTCCCGCCCATTATGGCAGAGCTGCCGAGCTTGATTGAAACCGTCCTGCCGCAGCTGGCGCAGTCTGCCGTGAACATCGTGCAGACGCTTGTTACGGAAATCAGCGATAACGCGGCGCAGCTTATTGATTCGGCAATTCAAATTATAACCGTGCTTGGAAATGGCATTTATCAAATGCTGCCTACCATAGCCAAGTCAGCGTTTGACTTGGTTATGACAATTACCAGCAAAATTTCTGAAAATTTGCCAGCAATTTTAGATGTAGCTGGCGAAATGATTATTGCGCTTGCAAGTGGCATTTGGAACCATCTTCCGGAAATTGCACAAGCTGCAAATGATGTTGTTACGGCGTTGATCTCCTATTTCGCAGAACGCTTGCCGGATATTTTGGAAAATGGCACTCAAATGCTGATCTCGCTCGTAAACGGCATCATTACGACGATTCCCGTACTTGTTGCAGCACTCCCGGAAATCATTACTACAATTACAGGGTACATTTCGGAAAACAGCCCGACCATTATCCAGACAGGCTTTGATATTCTGACTGCCATTATCACTGGTATTATGAATGCTATTCCTGACCTTATCGCCACTGTTCCTGAATTAATCGCGGCGCTTGTGCAAGCATTTGCTGATTTGTCCACTACAATTTTTGAGATTGGCAATTCTATTGTCGAAGGGATTAAAGGCGGAATTGCTGCCGCATGGGATGGACTTGTAAGCTGGTTCAATGGTCTTTGGAATAGTCTGTTTGGAAACCGTTCCGTTGATGTAAATGTCAATCAAAATTCAAATACAAATGGCAGTCATGCAGGCGGCTTGGATTATGTGCCTTTTAATAACTATGTGGCGAATCTGCATCGCGGTGAAATGGTTCTGACAGCACAGGAAGCCGACAACTACCGCAGAAACGGCGCACAGGGCGGCACGGGGTTTGTTGTAAACCAGACTATCTACGCGGCAAAGCAAACGCCGGTTGAACTGGCAGCAAGTACAGCAGCGTATTTTCAGCGGGCGAGGTGGGCGATATGAGTTTTTTAAGCAAGACTTTTAAATACGTCAACTCGCTGAGGCAGTCTATCGTGTTTGACTATGAGCACGGTTATCTCATCAGTAAGCCGGATGGCATTGATACAATTTCGGTCACTGCCAACACGGCGAAGGGCATCGGTCAAGTAGGCGCTACTGTGCAATCTAAGGCCATTCAGACTCGGCCTATTACCATCAATGGCAGAGTTATAGGCAAGGACGCGCAATCGCTGAAAGACGCGCTTATGACCGTTGTACGGCCTGACCTGACAGGGGTGTTGTATGCCGGGGACTGGCACATAGACGTTATTGTAACGGCATCGCCTACCATTGGCGCATCAAAACGCGGTGCGCCGTTTCAGCTTGGCTTGCTTGCCCCCTACCCGTATTGGGAAAGTGGCGAACGAAAGGCAATGCAGCTGCGCGGCGTGCAAAAAGGTTTTAAATTCCCATGGAATATCAGCAAAACGTATTATTTCGGCAAAGTCATTGTGCTGAAATACATTGTTTTGCAGAATTTCGGGCAGTTTGATGTTCCGTTTATTCTGGAAATCAATTGCGTTGGCGAGACGGCAACAAACGTAGGCATTGAAAACATGCTGACAGGTGAAGTGCTGCGGCTGGAAAAAACGCTTGTGGAAGATGAGCGTGTCGTTATCAAGACATCGCACGGGAAAACAACGGTCACAAGCTCTAAGGACGGTGACTGCCGGGGTGCACTTACGCTTGAAAGTACACTGTACAGAATCCATACGGGCGATAATGCGTGGAAACCTACTGCGGACAGTGGGCTTGAAAACGTTGAGATGAGTGTTTCGTTTGCGGAAGAAAGTGCGGGTGTAACGGTAATATGAGATTAGAGCTGTTCTCCCCCGACCTTAGCAACCGACACGAAATCACGCACGCGATCAGCAGCGAATTCAGCGACTACTATAACGATGTGGGAAAATTTACGGTAGTTTTGCCGATGGATGAGTACAACATCGGGATAGTGGAACTGGATGCTGTTTTGTACATTGTAGAGCGAAGACTTGCGTATACGGTGGAAGAAATACAGTTCGATTGCGACAACAGCGAAATCACGTTGAACGGTTACAGCTTGAACAACAAACTGAACCGGCGTGTTATTGCGGCAACTGCCAGCATTGCCAACGTGGAAACGGATGTATACAGCGTTATTACTGCCAACCTACGCGGGCTGCCTGTACTGCTGGCGAAGAAAAAAGGCTTGACAGAAACCGTGACGGCAACAGAGGTGTACGGGGATGAACTGTTAAACTGCATACAGCCGATTTTGACAGATGCCGAGATTGGGAACCGGATGGTTTTGGACTACAGATCCAAAACGGAAACGTTTGAATTGTATAAGGGCGTTGACCGTACAGATGGATTAAACGCGGTCCTGTTTGTGCAGGAACGCGGAACGGCGCCCGGGCTGGTAGTTGACAAGGATATTTCTGAATACAAAAATGTGTGCTACTGTGAAGCGCAGTACAAAGACGGTACAAAGTTTGTGGTGCAGGCTGGCACGGCCAGCGATGCGGAACGGCGCGAACTATGGGCGCGGTTCAGCGGAGACGCACAGCAGGATGGCGAGACAAACGCTGCGTTTCAGACGCGCGTTAAGCAGTATGCAGCGTTGCAGCTAGGCAGCCATTTGAACCGAAACGGATTTGACATTGACGCGGACGGCGATGAACTGGGCACGGCATATAATGTCGGAGATTTGGTTTGGTGCGTTTCTTTGCGGCTGGGTGTAAAGTACAAGGCAAGAATAACGGCGGCAAAGTATTCACAAGATGCAAACGGGTCGAGCGTTAAGCTGGTTATTGGCGACCCGATTTTAACAGTGTTGAGGTGAGACAGTGGCAGAAATTAAAAATTTTCCAAATAACGTAGACGAATACATCGGGGCACAAAATGTCATGAAGTGGCTGCACGGGCGTACAAGCGGCGTTTTTGGCGCGGATGGCAATTTAAGTGTTACTGCAAACGGCAATATGACGGTAAGGGTATCGGATGGTGTTGGTTGGCTTGCAAACGACAAAGCAGACGGTACGGTTTTTTGGAATGATACCAAAGAACAGACCGGCAGCGAGTTACAGCTGACAATCCCGCTGGCGAATGCTGTATCGCCGCGTATTGACCGTGTTGTTGTGAGTTGGGACACAGTAGACTATGCAGCAAAACCGCGCATTGAAGTGTTGAAGGGTACGGCGGCTTCTACACCTGTTGCACCGGCACTGACAAACAATAGTCTGTTGCGGCAGATTTCGCTTGCACAGATTGCAATTCCTGCGGCAGCAAGCAAAATTACGTCGTCCAATATTACCGATGAACGACTTGACAGCACAGTATGCGGGCTTGTGACGGATTGGGTAAACGTTGATACCAAGATGATGCAAGAACAATTCGCCGCTTTTCTGACCCAAATTAAAACTGAGCTAGATCAGCTGCATGCTGGAACGGCTACGATGATGCGAGCGACCTATGACCCGCAGGGGCGGCAGACCGATATTTTTAAGGCGATCGACAAGGTCTCCAACATCTACTACGCCAGGCTTACGCTGAACGGGTGGACGGCTTGCAGCAGCGCCGACCAGGCCAAAGGCCTGCTGTACCAGCAGACGGCTACGCTGACCTGCGCGAACAGCCATGCGCCGGTGGTGACGGCTGCCAGCGTGTTTTTGTCCGGCATCGGCTACGACAAGACCGGGGTGCCCGCTACCGATGATGTGCTGAATGAAGTGCAGGACATCATCAACGACGGCGTGACGGTCACGGCGTACAATTCGGTGCTGGTTAAGGTAAAAGAAAAGCCCACCGCCGAAATCCGGGCGCGGTGGGTCATTCAAAGCTGATGGAGGTTTAGCATGAAACATTGTAAGAAATCTGCGGCATGTGCTGCGCGGGGTGGTTGCTAATGGGTGTAGCACCGAGGATTCCGGGAGGCGGGACATCTAAAAAAAGCACTGAACTGACAAATATTATTCCGGCAATGAGCTCTAATTCACAAAACGGTTATAAAGTTAGCATGAAGTCTTTAAGCGGAAATGATGCTAGCGCTGGAGCCGCCTGGTATATGTTTAACCACAATTATCGCGTTTATAACTGGAATGAAAACGGGTATAACGAAAACGTATGCCATTTTGGTTCTGGAAAAGATGGGCAGATTGACATCGAATTGCCAGAACCGACGGCTGTACATGCTGTTTTTGTTATTGGCCCTAATTATAGCAGTTACGGTGTGAACGGGCCAACAAGTGCTGAACTTTATTTCTCGAATGATGGCACAAATTTTACCAAAGTTGATGATGCAGTGAATATCCGAAAAAATAGTTACGCACAGTTGCCGATGCTTGGCGATAAAATCAATATGTGCCTAAATCCTAGTAAGCATAAATATTATCGCATTGCCGTATACAGAACTGCCGAATATGTTGGCGTAAATGCAATTATATTGCTCTAATTTGTACACCAAGAATTCAACAAAAAGGAGCTGAAAGATAAAAATATGAAAATCTACGATGAAATCACAAAGGCCGAAATGATAACCCCTGACCTTGACAAGGGTTATCTCTACACCGCCAGGCGGGTTGCCGAGCATGTGCCGGAGAGCCGGGAAGTGATGCAGGGCACTGTCACCGAGGACGATCCCAAAGGCCTTGAGCACATCATCTCCGGCTACGATGTGTACGAGGACTGCCAGTTCTACCACGCTTACACGGCAGAGGAACTGGCCGAGCGGGAAAAACCCACGCTGCAGGAACAGGTGGACGCCAACGCGGCGGCCATTTTGGAGCTGGCCCAGATGCTGGCTGGAGGTGAATGATATGGTACAGTTCTATGTCTGCTGCATCAAGCGCGGGCTGATTACGCTGGACAAAGTGCCGGAGAAATGGCGTGAGGCCGTAATGGCAGAGATGGAGGGAGCATGACGCATGAAGTAGTGCTGCAGGGGTACAACGTAAAGCCTGGCTCTCTGCAGCTTGGAACTTTTGACAGCTACGGCATTGAGAAAATCCACGTGACGGCAGATGACAGTTGGGATGGGCTGGCCATTGTTGTAACTTTTAATCCACCCGAAGGTGACGCGGTAGAAGTGCGCGTGCCTGCAGATGGTACGGTAGATGTACCGCCTGAAGCGACCACTTACGAAGGCAAGGGCACCATTGTATTTTGCGGTGTTGACAGCGGTGTACAGCGCATTACAAAAACAATGGGCTATGTGGTAATCACTCATGCAAATGTGGGCACTGACACAGCCTTTACGCCGAGTGAGGATTTGGCCGCGCAGGTATTGAACGCCGCTTTGAGCGCAGAGCGCAGCAGCACAGAAGCAAACACGGCGGCACAGGGCGCACAGAAGGCAGCAGAAAATGCAGCAAGCGCGGCACAGGCAAGTGCCGAATCCGCTAACAAGGCAGCGGCGGAAGCGGCAGCGGCCAAACCTTACACCGAAAGTGCAAAAGCAAGTGCAGAAGCGGCAAGGGATTCGGAAAATCAGGCGCAGCAATCCAGCACGGAAGCAACCGCTGCGAAAAATGCCGCACAAAATGCACAGGCTGGTGCAGAAAGCTCCGCATCGGCTGCGGCAAAGTCAGCAAAAGAAGCGGCTGCCAGTGCGGTAAATCTGGACAATGCTGTAAACACGGCAACGCAGAAAGCAGCGGCAGCAAGCGCTTCGGCAGCAGCGGCAAAGGCGAGCGAGAATGCAGCAGCCAACAGTGAGGCAGCGGCGAAAACGTATGCCGAGAGTGCGCGGACGGCCAAAAACAGTGCTGCCGCCAGTGCGGAAACCGCGAACGCGGCGAAAGATTCGGCCAGCGCCAGTGCCAGAGATGCAGCCGCAAGTAAAATTGCAGCTGCGGCCAGTGAGAAAAATGCAGCGAACAGCGCCAGCTCTGCGGCGGGCAGCGCCAGCGCCGCCAAAGAAAGCGAAAAGGCGGCCGCCAAGAGTGCCGAAGAAGCCAAGGCATCTACCCCGGCGTCTACGCTGGACGGCATGTACACGGCCATGCTGGACGGCACCAACACGCAGAAGATCTTTAAACTGTGGTGGCCGTTTGCCGTAACGCAGAGCGAAAACAAGTACAGCTGCCTGGAACGCTTTGCCGCCATGCTGGACACCGCCTGGGGCGATAAGACCTACACGGTGCGGAACATCCACGAGAGCGTGAGCGGCGATGCCAGCGGCACCCCGCTGGATGATCTGGCAGACGGCCGCAGCGCTGCGCCCCTGGTGACGGATGCCAGCACGGGCGTGGCAGATTGGGCCGAAAACGACCCCATGACCTGGTATGTGCGTGCCAACGCCAAGAGCCTGGCAGACGGCACCATGGAGGTGCTGGCCGTTGAGACCGAAGCCGCCTTTGATGTGGCCGGCGAGACCGCGCCGGTGTACTGCTTTTCCCCTGCCCTGGCCGTGAAGGAATGGGATGACGGCAGCTACCTTTACACTAGCTGGCACATGCGCGCAGGCGACGGCTATGTGCCGATGGCGGGCGATGTAGCCCCAGACGGCACCCACCGCCTGCTGACCTGGCACCCTGCTTTTTACGGCGGTAAAAACAGCGCGGGCGGCATGACAAGCGGCGCTGGCCTGCTGCCCATGTCCTGGACCAGCGCCAACGCGGCGCTACCGCTGGCCCGGAAGCTGACCGCCTACGATGGGCTGTGGTGCGATTGTGACACCCAGTTTGCCCTGATGGCCTGGCGGCTGCGCCACTGGACGTTAAGCAACAGCGGCCAGCTGGAAGGATGCACCAACTACAACTACCAGTACACCCTTGCGGCAGCCGAAACCGGCGTGAAGCGTGTGCTGCTGACCAAAGCCCAGGGTACCAACCTGCTGGTGGGCAGCTGCGTGTGCCTGGGTGAACACGGAAGCAATACGAACAACGACCGAAACCAGGCATACAACCACGATGTGTTCAATGTTGCCAAGATTTTGAGCGTTGAGACCGTAACCGTGAACGATACCGAGTATGCGGCCGTAAACCTGGACCTGGCAAGCACCATCGACACCACGACCACGATGCTGGTAAGCACCATGCCGTGGCCGAACGGCACCACCGAAGCACTGCCCGGCCATAGTGACGGCTGCATTGGTAACCTGACCAACGGCAAATACCCGTACCGCATTGCCGGTATGGAAATGCAGATCGGCAGCTATTGCGAAGAACTTGACCCGCTGTGGAAGGCCAGCCTGGTGGACGATGACCACTGGCACTATGATGTGTACAGTTGCCGGGACAGTGAGAAGCTGGCCGGAAGCATCACCGCCAACTACCAGAAGGTGGGTGAATTTGACCTGCCGAACGCGAACAAGTGGAGCTGGAACTTTATCCGCGCATTGAACAAAATGGCGGCAGAAGCACAAATCCCGACGAAGTTCGGCGGTTCCAGCAGCACCTACGTCAAGGCCGCCTTCCTTTCCCCTGGCGGGGCCGGTGTGTGTGCGCCCTGGCGCTTCGGCTCCCTCAACGATGGGGGCGCCTGTGGTTTGCCCTGCGCGCATGGTGGCTCTGGCACCGGCACCTCCGGCTGGAACGGCGTGCCGCGGCTTGCTGGATCGGGCAAAAAGCGGGGTGAATGGCCCGCGTAAGCAGGGCCAGAGGGGCAGCAGGCCCCTTTTGACGATAAGAGAGGTGAAAGCAGGATGAAGTACACGGAAACACTGGACCACGCCCCCGCTGCTGTGGAGCTGGAACGGCTGCCTGATGGCACCGCCTGGCTGCGGCTGCACAAGGATGTGGTGCAGGGAAAGACCGAAGCGCCGGAGGGTGAAGAGGGCGGGCCGTGCTGGACGGCCACCACTGCGGTGGCCCAGCTGGGCACCGACCGCGCGGCCGAAACGGTGGAGAGCATCACCGCCAACCTGGACGACTGGTGGACCTATGCCGAAGCATGGGAAGAACAGCCGCCCATGACGCTGAACCAGCGCATGGATGCGGTGGAAACCGCCCTGGCCGACATTGTGGACATTATGACGGGAGGTGCCGAAGCATGAGCATTTGGCTGCTTTTGTACCGCATGAAAAAGATCACTGCGGCACAGATTTGGGAGCGCGTTGACAGCGGCGCAATCAGCGCCGAAGAGGCCGTGAAAATCTGCGGCCCCAGACCGTGAGCGTAAAGGTCGGCCTGCTGACGCGTGCGATGCTCGTGCTGTGGGATTATAAAGAGGCCATCCCGGACGCACTGCCCTGCTGAGGGAGTATGAGCGTCTGGTGATGAATAATGATGAGGTGATACCTTGACAGGAATTTTTAAAGGACGATTTCGGGTGCGGTACAACTACGCCCGATTTGGTTACACGCGGGGTGGCGGTAAGACGTGGCACGGCGGCATTGATTTGGAAGCGCTGGACGATGATACCATTTACATGCCAACCTACAAGGGCAAGAGCATTTCCGGCACGGTGACCCGGGCGCGGATTGTGACCGACAAAAACAATGCGACGTGGGAGTGGGGATATTACGTCTGTGTCCAGCTGGACGCAAACCAGACGCCGGATGCCGTCAACTACCTGTATTTCTGCCACTGCGCCAAGCTGTTGGTCAAGGCTGGGCAGAAAGTCAAAAGCGGCGATGCACTGGCCGTTATGGGCAACACCGGCAATGCCGCGTTGGCAGACCCGCCGTACAAACACTGTCACTTCGAGGTGCGTGCCACTGCCACCGGCAAGGGGCTTGACCCGACGGCGTATGCGGGCTGCCCGAATGAAGTGGGAACCTACGGCGACCAGCCTGCGCAGACAAGCGGTGAGGAAGTGCTGATTGATGTATCCCACCACCAGGGCGCTATCGACTGGGCGAGTGTTCCCTACCGCGCCATTGTTCGCATCGGGTATCGCGGTTACGGCAGCGAAAAGCTCATGAAGGATGAGCAGTTCGACGCCAACCTTGCAGGGGCAAAAGCAAGCGGAAAGCTGTTCGGCTTTTACTTCTTCTCGCAGGCCGTCACGGTGGACGAAGCCCGCGAGGAAGCAGACTTCTGCGCAAGCCTTGCACCGACAGGCTATCCCTTGTTCTTCGACAGCGAATGGGGACACACAACCAAGACCGGCGCCCACGATGGCCGCGCAGACAACCTGACGAAAGACCAGCGCACGGCAATCGCAATGGCATTTTGCGAGAAGGCCAAAGCGCACGGATTTACGGCAGGCATTTACACATTCACATCGTTTGCAAGCGGGAACATCGACTACGCTTACCTGTGTGAAGATTACATCGGTTGGCTGGCCGATACCCGCACAAACTACGACAAAACGCTGCCGCGCTACATCCACCAATACGGGCAGGGCAGCGTCGCAGGCATCACCGGCACGGTCGACCTCAACCATTTTGTTAAGACCCTGCCTGCAGTGAACAAGCCTGCAAGCAAGCTACAAGTAATTACCATTGGGCCGGTATCGCAGGGAGATGCGGATGCAATCTACTTGCTGTGTAGGGAACGCGGCCTGGCGGATGCCGGGCTGTATAAGAGTGAGTGGGCATAAAGCCTGGAAAGACGTAAAAATGACGGATTGGGATATCGTAAAAGACATCGTTGTCCTTTTGGGGATCATCGTCACCGTGACGGGGCCACTGCTTAAGCTTAACACAAGCATTGTGGAGTTAAAAACGCTGTTGGATAACGTCATCAAGCAGGTGGCGGACAACGATAAGGGCAACACAGAAAGTCATCGCCGCTTGTGGGCGCACAACACCGAGCAAGACAAAATTTTGACAGACCACGAGCAGCGTTTACACGACCTTGAGGATAAGTGAGGTAAAATCCATGAACGATTTTTTAAAAAATTTTGCGGCGCTGATTAAGGTGAAAACCATTGTGACGCTTGTGGTGGTTGCGGTTTTTGCGGTGCTGGCATTGCAGAGCAAATTACAGCCTGACACGGTCATGACCATTGTGACAATGGTCGTGGCTTTTTATTTTGGTACACAGACCGAAAGCAAGAACAAGAAGGATGAGTAATCATGCCAAAGTTTGATTTTGTCGGCGGTTTGCTGACCGATGAAGAAACGGACGTTTTGCAGCTTCGGCGGCGCGGCTGGCGCAATGCTGATATTGCGGCAGAACTGAATTGCAGCGAGCGCACGGTAAAACGGCGCGTACACAGCATCAAAAACAAAATAGGCTGATTTAAAGGGCACGGCTGCTTTTGCGGCCGCGCCCTTTTTTCTTTTGTCCCAAAGACGGCACAATGTTGGCACTTTACTGGCCTACGTTGTGCCGTTTTTTTTTGTACAATTAAGGAAAAAGGAGCGGTGCAGATGGCATATAGGCAAATCAACCTAAACCCAGAGCAAAAGCGCGTTGGCGATTGCACCGTCAGAGCCATTGCGGCCGCCACGCATCAAGAGTGGGCGGCTGTATATGCGGCGCTTGTGTTGGCAGGATTTGAACTACATGATATGCCGTCTGCAAACTATGTTTGGGGCAGCTATCTGCGCCGATGCGGGTGGAAGCGCTACACGTTGCCAAACAGCTGCCCGGATTGTTACACAGTGGCGCAGTTTGCAAAAGACCACCCGGACGGAACATACATTTTGGCAATGGCTACGCATGTTGTGTGCGTGCAGAATGGGGATTGGCTAGATACATGGGACAGCGGAGATGAAGTGCCGCTGTACTACTGGCAGAAAGGATGATTGACAATGGCGTTTGGCGTACCGTATCAGCCCGGATTTGCGCCGGGATATTACCCGATGGGGCAGCCGTCCGCAATGCCAGACCAGCTGGCGCAGCTGCGGCAGAACTACCAGCAACCGCAGCAGTCCGCGCCTATCATCTGGGTGCAGGGTGAAGAGGGCGCGAAGGCCTACATGGTGGCGGCTGGAAACAGTGTGCTACTGATGGACAGCGAAAACAGTGTGTTCTACATCAAGTCTACTGATGCAAGCGGGATGCCGCAACCACTGCGAGTATTTGACTACACAGAGCGCGGCAAACAGGCCCCGCAGAAGCCCGAAACAGTAGACGATAAGTTTGTCACGCGAGCAGAGTTTGACGCTCTACGTGCCCGCTTTGACGCGCTGACGGCAGATAAGCCGGGAAAGGGTGATAACAATGCCAAATCCACTGTTTAATGCTCTGGGCGGCGGTAAGCTGCCCGGCCCGATGGGGCAGTTTCAGCAGATGATGCAGCAGTTTCAGCAATTTCGGCAAAATTTTCAGGGCGACCCAAAACAAGAGGTGCAGAAACTGCTACAGTCCGGGAAGATGAGCCAGCAGCAGCTTAACCAGTTGCAGACGATGGCGCAGCAGTTTCAAGGATTTCTGAAATAGGTTTGACCGTGCGCACGGTGAACATACATTAACTTTGATATTTTTTGAAAGGAGAATAACATGAGTCTTTCTTCGGACGGCACTGTAATGACGATGCCTGTTCAGCCCGCAAATACCAACAGCGGCAACGGCTGGGGTTTTGGAGGCGACGGCGCGTGGTGGATTATTATTCTGTTCTTGTTCGTATTTTGCGGCTGGGGCGGTAACTGGGGTGGCAATGGCGGCTTTGGTGCTGGCAACGGCGCTGGGGTGGTTGACGGCTATGTGCTGACCTCTGATTTCGCCAACGTTGAGCGAAAAATCGACAGTGTGAACGATGGCCTGTGCAATGGTTTCTACCAGCAGGCGCAGCTTGTAAACGGTGTGCAGAACGCTATGCAGCAGGGCTTTATGTCGGCTGAAATCAGCCGTGCAAATCAGCAGGCGGCGTTTATGCAGCAGCTGAATGCCATGCAGATGCAGCAGGCCAACTGCTGCTGCGAGACCCGCGCAGCAATCCAGGGAGTGAATTACAACCTGGCCACGCAGGCATGCGAGACCCGGCAGAGCATCAACACTGGTACGCGCGACATCATCGACAACCAGAACGCCAACGCAAGAGCGATTCTTGACGCGATGACCGCACAGCGCATCGAAGCTAAGGACGCCAAGATTGCCGAGCAGAACCAGCAGATTTTCGCTGCTCAGCTTGCCGCAAGTCAGGCGGCGCAGAACAGCTATCTGCTGAACCAGCTGCGCCCATTGCCTGTGCCCGCCTACCAGTCTTGCAACCCCTGGGCAGCTGGCACTTATAACGGCTGCAACGGCTGCGGCTGCTAAAACCGAATACGGCAACTTGTCGGAACAGCCGACATGTTCGGCCCCGTGCCGATGATGCAAAATGTGGCGGGGCAA